AGTATTGATTTATTAAAAGCCGCAGCATTTGGTGTATTGGGTGGTAAAATTAATACACCGGCCATTGCACCGACAACTTCGATTAGTGTGCCGAAAGCTCCGGCCGCATCTACAATTAAGAGCCCATCGGCAACACCTGCAAATCCTGCAATGGCAAATAACAGCTCAGGCCAGGCAAAATCAGAGCCTTCTGCCCTTGCAACGCCTGGAATCGAGAAACCACCGGCAGGTTCGGATATAAATAGCGTACTCACATATCAGAGTTCCTTAATGGAACAAATTCTGATTGCGACTAACACTAATTTGTCGGTGAATAAGGATATTTTGAAATATTCGAAGAATCGAGCATAATGGAATAAAATATGTCTTGGAAGAAACATTTTAGGCCAGTAAATTCAGTTTTACCGGCCAACCAGCGCACTGTCGATAGTACATCGGCTTATGCCGCCACCGCCAAATACAACAATTGGTTGCCAGAAGTTTATTCTGGCCCACCTGATCGTTTGCAAAGATATTCTGTTTATGACCAGATGAATCTGGATCATGAAATTAGTGCAGCACTTGACACAATTGCTGACTTCGGTGCAGAACCTGATCCAATTACAAAACTTCCGTTATTGCTGAAATATAACGAAGAACCAACAGCTTCTGAAATTCAGATTCTTGAAAAGTCATTAAGTCAATGGGCTCGCTTAAACAAGCTACACAAGCGCCTATGGGGAATTTTTCGTTCTGTACTTTGCTATGGCGACCAATTCTTCCTACGCGATCCTGAAACTTTTGAACTTTATTGGGTTGATCCGGCTAAAGTTGAAAAGGTGATTGTCAACGAATCAGACGGTAAGAAAATTGAGAGTTATTTTGTTAAGGATATTGATCTTAACATGAAGAGTCTTGTTGCAACCAATCAATTAAATAAATTGTCAAATTCTGCATTTGGTTCAAATAGTATTGTGTTCTCTCCACCTATGCAAGGTAACATGAATTATGTTTCTGGTGGATTTGGTGCAGCAGGTGCAGCTAACTATCAAGACGGTGGCGCAACCGCAGTTGACGCAGAACACATTGTTCATATTTCATTAACTGACGGCATGAATTCTGCATGGCCATTTGGTATCAGTATTCTTGAAACAATCTATAAAGTCTACAAGCAAAAAGAATTGCTTGAAGATGCAATTCTTATCTATCGTGTTCACCGTGCTCCGGAACGTCGTGTTTTCTTCATTGACGTTGGTACCATGCCGCCTAACAAGGCCCAGCAGTATCTAGAACGTATTCGATACGAAGTTCAACAAAAGCGTATTCCAAGCAGAACGGGTGGTGGAGCCAACGTCGTTGATTCGACATACAACCCTATGTCTATTTTGGAAGACTATTTCTTCGCTGTCACAAGCGAAGGACGTGGTTCCAAGGTTGAAGTTCTACCAGGTGGTGAAAACCTTGGTGACATTGATGACTTGCGTTATTTCAATAACAAGATGATGCGAGCACTTGGTGTTCCAAGTTCTTATTTGCCAACAGGTCCGGAAGATGGCACAGCTACAGTGAATGATGGTAGAGTCGGCTCTGCATTTATTCAAGAATATCGTTTCTCGAAAGTTGTTACTCGTCATCAGCAACAGATTGTTGAACCAATCGACCAGGAATTTAAACTATTCTTGAAGCATCGTGGTGTAACCATCGACAGCAGTTTGTTCCAATTGGAATTCACTGAACCACAATCGTTCTCTGATTATCGCCAACTAGAACTTGATGCAGCTCGTATCAACACATTTACTGCTTTGATGGACGTTTCTTTTGTATCTAAGCGTTTCATTCTTAAGACATATTTGGGATGGACAGAAGAGCAAATGGCAGAAAACGAACGTATGTGGCGTGAAGAGCGTGCTCGCCTGCCGAAGGTTCAAGAGCCTGCAACTCAACCAGGTGGCACAGCAGCAGCCGGATTGTCGGATGTCGGTATCACAAGTTCGGGCATTGATGATATGAATCCCGATGACCAGGATGAGCAAACCGGTACGCCAGATGATCTTGAAAGTCCAGAAGCATCGGATGACGAAGTTGCCGGCTTCGGTCAACAGTGATAAATAACTAATATGAAAGCCAAAGACTTATTAGTTGAATACTACGATCCTGCTGATGACGAATTAGCAATCGCCCATAAGGACGACACACGTCGTCCTCGCCTGACCATGATGCATTTGCAAAAATTAAGAAAAGCTCGTGACGTTTCGAAACTCGAGACTGCTGAGCATCTTAACTTCTTGCCTGACATGTACGGTCAACCAGCCACGCCTGACGCTGGACTATAAAGCAGCTTTTTACGCCAGGTGGTACCTGGCTAAATAAAAGTTGTCCTAAGACAAAATCAAAAAGTGGCTGTTTTACGGCTATATCACCCATCTTCCCTCATCTCCTCTATAAATATCTAAAATACTAATGTATTTTGGAAATAATATATTACTCAAGGAGAGTGGGCATGTCACAACAACAGAAGTTAGAAAAGGTATTGGATCTTTTGATCAACGAAGACTCCGACCAAGCAGCTGAACTTCTCCATCAAATCATTGTTGAAAAAGCTCGCGTAATCTACGAAAGCATCGTTGACGAAGAAACTGAAGTCGATGAAGCTAAGGAAGAAGACGACGAACAGCTTGAAGAAGCAGAAGAAGTTGGTGGCGAACCAAATAAAGACTTTACTGACGAAATTTCAGACGACAAGGCTGAAATCGATGCCGACGAAGAAAACGGCGGCGAAGCAGAAGGTGATGAAGGCGACGACGAAGGCGAAGATGACGCAGAAGGCGAATTCGACGGCGGCGGCGACGATATGAGCACAGAAGAAAAGGTCGAAGACCTTGAAGCACAACTTGCTGAACTTCGTGCTGAATTTGACGCTCTAATGGGCGAAGAATTCCAAGAACCAAACCACGCAGACCTCCCAGGTGAGATTGCTGATATCGAAGGCGAAGCTGATATTGGTGAACCTGGTGGCGCAGACATGGGTGCAGCAGGATTCGGCAAGGACGAACAAGTCGTTGGTGAAGTAGTTGCAACTATGTTCGAAAAGAGAAAGGCAGCAGCTCTTGCTGATGCTGACGCTAAGAAGAAGAAGGCTGCAAAAGACAAGAAGATGGATGAGGAAACAAAGTTCCTTAACAAGGTAGCTGACACCGGTCAACGTGGTACAGCTAAGTTGGTAGGTACTGGTAAGAACACACCACTAGGTGCTGAACAAGACAAGTCTCCTTATACAAACATTCCTGCACGCAAGGACTACGGTGGAAAGCCAACTAAGATTGGTGGTAACGGCGGTACAGGCGGCGAATACGGAAAGTACAACGGTGACTCCGCTAAGGATGACACCCCTACTGACAACGTAAACGTTCAGCCAAAGAAATCCGGCGTTAAGGCAGATACGACTGCCAAGTACACAGGTGGTAAGGCAGCTGGAGAAGGTTTTACTAAGTCTCCTCTAACAAAGAAGCCAGCTTAAGGAATAGACGGTGAAAATGGCTAATCAACTGTTCGAGTATTTGTCCTTCGACAAAGCACACGTACAACTTCTCGAAGAAGATAACAAGAAGGGTGGTAAAGATCTCTGCATGAAAGGGATCTTTATTCAAGGTGACGTAAGAAACCAGAACCAACGTGTTTATCCAGTTCGAGAGATTGCCCGCGCCGTTAACTCTATCACTGAAAAACTAAGCGCAGGTCAATCAGTTATGGGCGAACTCGACCATCCGGAAGAGTTGTCTATAAATCTTGATCGCGTAAGTCATCTTATCACAGAAATGTGGATGCAAGATGCAGACGGATACGGTAAGTTGAAAATTGTACCAACTCCGATGGGAAACATTGTACAAACATTGTTACAGTCGGGCGCAAAGTTGGGCGTTTCTTCCCGTGGTTCTGGAAATGTTAATGACGACGGTACAGTTTCGGATTTCGAAATCATTACTGTTGACATCGTTGCGCAACCAAGCGCACCGAATGCGTATCCTAGAACAATATATGAAAGTCTTTTTAACATGAAGGGCGGCGCCCGTGTTTATGCAACTGCTAAAGAAGCATTGACAGAAGCTGCTGCACAGAAACAACTTGTTAAGGACCTTCACAGATTTATTCAAGAGTTAAAAATCTAAGGAGAACTCAAGATGGCGAAAAAATTAGATGAGATCTTGAGTGAAAGCGTTGGATTGTCGGAAGACGTCAGAGGTCAGATTGTTGGCCTATGGGAATCGAAGCTAACAGAAGCCCGTGAAGAAATTGCAGCAACACTCCGTGAGGAATTTGCTCGTAAGTTCGAGCACGACAAGGGTGTTCTTGTTGAATCGATGGATCGTTTTCTAACAGACAAAATCACTGCTGAACTCGGAGAATTCGCAGATGACAAGAGAAAACTTGTCAACGAGCGTCTTGCATACAAGCGCAAGATGACCGAACACACAGGAATGTTAAACAAGTTCGTCACAGAATCCGTAGCAAAGGAAATGAAAGAGTTTCACGCTGAAAAGCGTGCAATGAAGGAAAACTTCAGCAAGCTCGAAAACTTCCTATTGAAGCAACTAGCAGAAGAAATTCGCGAGTTCCGTGCTGACAAGAAGTCCCTAGTGGAACAGAAAGTCAAGATGGTTACCGAAGGTAAGCAGAAGCTACAAGAAGCAAAAGCACAGTTCATTAAGCGTGCCGCTCAGATTGTTGAATCAAACATTGAGAAGACATTGCGTTCAGAAATTGGTCAATTCAAGGAAGACATTCGTGTTGCCCGTGAAAACGATTTCGGTCGCAAGATTTTCGAGAGCGTTGCAGCTGAATTCATGACTTCGTATCTAAACGAAGGCACTGAGCTACGCAAGATGCAAAAGGTATTAGAAAGCAAGAACGCCGAGCTAGCAACACTTAACGAGTCTGTTAAGAAGAGCAAGAGCTTGATGGAAGGGCTTGATACCAAGTTGAAGGCAACTCAGGACCTAGTTGAAAGACAAAAGGTTATGAACGAATTACTCGCCCCTCTGTCTAAGGACAAAAAGGTAGTAATGAAAGAATTGCTAGAATCGGTTCAGACAAAGAATTTGCAAGGTGCATACAACAAGTATCTGCCAAGCGTTCTGAATGAGGCAGTTGTTCGTAAACCTGCGGAAAAAACGCAGTTGAACGAAGCAACATTGTCAGCCAAGACTGGCGATAGAGCGAAGGTCGCTCAGGTTGATGAGTCGGAAGACACATCGGAACTAAAAAAGTTAATGTCCTTAGCCGGAATTACATCTAAGTAAGATTAGGAGAAAACTATAATGGCAACAAAGCTATTTGAAAGCAACTGGGGCGCTACAAAAGAAGCCCTTTTAGAAGGTCTTTCGGGAACCCGTAGACAGTCCATGGATGTCGTGTTTGAAAACACTCGTCGTTACTTGGCTGAATCGGCTACCGCAGGTGCCACACAAGCTGGTAACATCGCTGTCCTTAACAAGGTCATGCTACCGCTAATTCGTCGTGTTATGCCGACTGTTATTGCGAACGAAATCATGGGTGTTCAGCCTATGACCGGTCCAGTAGGTCAAATTCACACTTTGCGTGTTCGTTACGCAAACACTGCCGCTGGTGTTACAGCAGGTACTGAAGCTCTTGGACCATTCGAAATTGCTAAGGCATATTCGGGTAATGAAGTCCAGGCTGACCCAGGTGCTGCATCTACTGCACGTCTAGAAGGCGTACCAGGTAACAAGCTCAGCATCCAGATCTTGAAAGAAACCGTCGAAGCTAAGACACGTAAGTTGTCGGCTCGTTGGACTTTCGAAGCTGCACAGGATGCTAACGCTATCCACGGTATCGATATCGAAGCTGAAATCATGCAAGCTCTTGCACAAGAAATCACTGTTGAAATCGACCAAGAAATGTTGTTCAAGCTAGGATCGTTGGTCCCAGTTGCTCCAACAACATTCAACCAAGCTGCTGTCTCTGGTACAGCAACATACGTTGGTGACGAAATGGCTGCTCTTGCAGTTATGATCAACCAACAAGCTAACCTTATTGCTGCACGTACACGTCGTGGTGCTGCTAACTGGGCAGTTGTTTCGCCAACAGCGTTGACAATTCTTCAGTCCGCAACAACTTCTTCGTTCGCACGTACAACAGAAGGTACATTCGAAGCTCCTACAAACACCAAGTTTGTTGGTACTTTGAACAGCACAATGCGCGTTTATGTTAACCAGTACGCTAGCGACAGCGATCCAGTTCTATTGGGCTACAAGGGTCCTACAGAAACTGACGCAGCAGCTTACTACTGCCCATACATTCCATTGATGAGCGTTGGTCCAGTTATGGATCCACAAACATTCGAACCAGTCGTATCGTTCATGACACGTTATGGTTACCTAGAACTTACCAACACAGCAAACAGCTTCGGTAACGCAGCTGACTACTTGTCGAAGGTTGGTATCGATTCGTCGACATTGAAGTTCTATTAAATCGAACCGAAAGGTTTTGTTTAAGATAGAATGGCCCTCCGGGGCCATTTTTTATGACTATCGCAATTCCTAATATCTGATAAATACATAAAACAGGGAATCTCTAATGTCGATTAAAGTCAGTACACTATTAACATCGAATACCTTATTGGTCAGGGATACATCGCCGGTCCTCGGCGGCAATTTGTTTACAAACAATTTCGTTATTGCAAACGGTGCAAATCCGGTAACAATTTCGGTCAACAAATATCCTACAACTACAGGTACCGCCGGTCAAGTAATGACCACCAACGGCGCAGGAGTTTTATCCTTTCAAAATCCGTCATCTGGTCCAATAACACTTGTGGGCGATGTAACTGGTTCGGGAAATTCCCCAGTTACCACAACA